TTACATATACTATTCTACTGTTTTTGTGTGCCATATAAGTATTTAATTGTTTACATAATATAAATAGAGAGGCTATTGCTAGCCTCTCTATTATCCCAGTCTATATTAAAGACCAGCAACGCATTCCATATCAAAGCAACGATTTCCTCTCATAAGTTGCACACCAGCAGATTTGAATCTATGGTACGAACTCTTATCTACTTCTGTAGACAACAGCTGTACTTGGTCTGCACTCAAGTTAAAACCTCCCATGATTTTAAGAGATTTAGGTAGAGGAGTCATACCAGCTACTACACCATGTAAGAAAGAACGTCCTTCTTGTGATACATGTTGAATGTTTGGTTGACCATCATAATCGTTATCATCAACAAAGGTCAAACGATGTGATTCCAAAGAATAACCTGTCTCTGGGTGTTTAGCTGCTGCTAGAGCAACCTTACCGTAGTCCTGAATAGGGTTATGCTTTACCTTAATGATGTAGCCATCAATATGGTAGAAACCTTTGAAGAATCCACCAAGCATAAGTTCATTCATACTACCTGATACGAACTTATCAGCTACTCCTGTGAAGTCATTCAGTAATTGCTTACCTTGTGCCTTCATAGCATCATCAAAATCTTTCAAACCACCCAATCCTGTATGCAGTGTGATGCTTGCACCACCTGTATCTGATTGACCATACAATGCATCTCCAATCTTGTTAGACAAAGATGAGTAAGTCAATTTAGAGAAGGTTGATTTGTTTTGGATTTGCTCCAACAAACCGGAACCTCTTGGTACAATCTTACCAGTCAACAAATCTTTCAATGGTACACGACCATCAGCAAGTCTGTTGTAACGGCTATGCCAGTATACTGTTTCAGATTCTTCCAAACACTTCTTCTCGAACTGCCACATAGCAAAGTCCATCCAAACATCGGTTTCTCCCTTATCGGTCTTAACCTTAATCTTCATTGTCTTATTAGCTGCATTACCAGCCCAATGAAAATCATGTCTGATGAAGCCCATCTGGTTCTTTACAGAACCGGGCATTGCCATCTTGCTCTCACTACCTCTAGACTCACTCTCAGCTACAGATACATACAGACCAATCCAGTTTACACCACTCTGTACTTCTGATAGAGGACAGAAACTGGTTTCTTCTGCTGGGTCAAGTTGGCAAGAATACTCATATTCATTACCAATCAAGATAGGGTCTTCCATTACCCTTGCTTGAACACCACGCTCTGATTGGATAATATAGAACCTCTTAATCCAGTTGTCTGGAAAACGAAGTTTGAATATACTATGTCCAATACCAGGTCTATCTCCTGCTGAATAAGGTGTAGAGCTACAAGAGCTAGCCTTATCATCTCTACCCATAATAGGATAGGTAAACTGAACATCTGGTAGTTCTACAGATGCTCCGGGAGTTCCAAGATTACCCATTGTCATCATACTGATGGGGTAGTTCTTGTTGTAATCACCCAAGATATAAGTAATCTTCTTACTTAACTCGGATGGTGCGCCTTGCTTCTGATGATAGAAATTCATCTCATCTAGCATACTTTTACCATCATAGATGGTATCTTGTACTTGATACTTTAATCGTGACATACTTATTATTTATTTGTTAATGGTTTCTTATTCTTTATGTCTCCTATTAGATAGCTCCTAGTGGTACATACTGCTTTGGTCCACCTTGACCAGCAGTTCGTACTTTCACTTTAGCTACTGCACCTTTAATCTTAACAGCATTCAATGTTTTAGCTTTAGTTTGAGCTATAGAGTTAATATCTCCTCCTTTGAATCTAAACCACTCGGCTTGGATTTCTTTGGACAAGTTTTTAGTGTCTAAAGTTCTAACTACCATAAACTGACCATCCTTATACATGGTATAATCCTGTATAAATGATCTAAATGCCATACGATCTTTTAGTGGGATAGGATTTCCACCTACTCCTTTTTCTATCTCTTTGTGGAGAGCAGTTACAAAACCAACAGTTGCTTGCTGTTCTCTTTGCAATCTCTGTTGCTCTTGTAACTCTTCTTGTTCTTCTTTCAGCTGTTGTCTTTCCTGTAAAGCCTCTAATTCTCCTTTGGCATCGTCAAACAACGTACCTTTATCTTTGGCAAGTTGTATTAGTGCCTCAATTTGTGCAGGCTTGTTACCTTTAGCTTCTAGTGCAGAACGATAAAAACTCTCCTGACCATTAACATTTGTCTTAGTAAGTACTACGCTTGTGTAATCTCTATTTTGTGGTGTAAAATAATCTTCTGCTTTACCGCCTTTTTGCAAATGCTTCATATATCTGTATGCATCAGGAAATGACTCCTTCAACATATCATCATACTCAGCAGCAGCTTGTTTACGAATAACTTCTTCTCTCTTAATTACTCCTTCTGGACTATTAGGAGCTACTCCTTCATAATCTACTTCTACTGGTCTACCTGTAATCTCATCTACAGCTTGGTAAACATTAGTAGGAGCTTGCTCATCTGCATCATAATTAGCTGCTAAGAACGTCTTATCCTCTTGTGTTCTTTCGTTTTCAGGCTTTGCTAATATGCTTACTACTTTAGCTTGAGTTTGCTTAATCTCAGCTACCTTCTCTGCTGGAAGTGGTTTACCTTCCTCATCAGTATATTCTACCTCATACTTAGCTTTTAAGCTATCGTATTGGGTCTTTTCCTCTACTGATAGATTATCATAACCTTTAGAGTCTAATGTTTGGAACTTACTTTGTTCCTCTGCATTATCTCCTGCTCCACCACCATCGCCCCCATCAGGGCTGTAATACTTCTCTATTCGCATAAATCAAAATTATTTAAAGTTTCTCAATTAGTAAAAACAAATCTAAATTTTTTACACAAGCTATTGCTATATAAGGACTTATTTTTCTCCTGCTACCTTGTTCTTCAAAGATGCAGCTATTTTTTCCCTGTCCACTTGATTTTTGTTAGCTGCTATCTTCTCTGCCGAATCTATTTTACGCTGTTCAGCTCTTTCCTTAGCTAGTCTATCTAATCTCTTATCTGCCTCTTTTTCAATAGCACTTATATCAATAGGTTCTGCTGCTCCAGTTTGTGCTGCTATTTCACCCTTGATATACTCTCTATTATCTAGTCTATCTTCTTGTCTTTCCATGAAATCTACCTTCAACATATTCTCAAATTCCATGTAATCCTTACGTATTTGTTCTATTGCTTGCTCATGTTCTTGTTGACTTTCAGCTTGCATTTGAGCTAGTTTCTGCTCAATAGCTTCTGCTTTCTTTAATTTAGTACGTAGTTCTGCATAACTATCTGTAAATATCAAGTCTGCAACAGTACTTAACTTTACATCTTTACGTTGAGCAATAGCATTTACTTGAGCTTTTAGAGTTTCAAGCTTATCTACTGTTCTACCCATACTATCTACATACACCTTATAAGATGCATTACTGTGGTCAATAGGGTCTAACTTAAATAATTCTAATGTACCATCATCATTCTTATAGTATGATGCCTTACCATCTATCCAAGCATACTTACTAAGGTCTAATAGACCTTGTAACTCACTTTGTATAAACTCATCAAAGGTACTGAATATAATATCAGATATAACAGACGATCTGAATATAGCTTGTTCAGTTACACCTAAACCATCAGAAGAGTTGTTTTGTCCTTTTCTTTGTCTAGTTATACCAAGTAGTTCATCCCACTGTCCTTTGTACCAATTAGCTAACTCTATCAACTGTCCTATTGCATCATACTGAGTAAAATCAACAGTTGGATACTGATTGAATGTTCTATCTACACCTTCCGCAGTTCTATCAATAAGTATGTATCCTAATGCTTCTGATTGATATAGGAACTTCTCCTCACTAGCTTCTGTAGTATCAGGAATAGTATTCTTATCTAATACCACTACCTTTCCTCTACTCTTAGCTACAGCTAGTTCTATTCTATACTGCATGACAATATACATTATCTGATAAGGAAAGCCTAATTGTGCTATGCTTACATTATCGCTTTCTGTGTCACTGAATGATTTACCGTTAATAGGTAACTTACATTCTGATATATTATCTACTGATTGACGTTGTACTTCTACTGGACCAATACCCAAGTAAATAGGTTTTACTCCATTATTAATTCTCCATCCTTGCCAAGCTTCATTAATCCACAACCACTCTATACTTTCTCCGGCTTCCTTATCTACCTGATAAGACTCATCTACTTCTAGTTGCTGTGTTTCATTTGTTTCTGGATCAATATAGGTTAATATACCAATCTGTCTACGTGACTTCCAGGTACCAAAGTATAAATCTACTCTATTGGTAGTAGAGTCTTCCTTCTTATTACTTGTTAAAGTGTTGTATAATTGGGACCTACCATTACCTGTATTACCTATACCCTTCTCTAGTTCCTGTATATCCTTTTCATCGGCTATATCATAGAACATATCTACTACCTCTGAAACAGAAACAGAGAACCAAGCACATGCCCATTCTCTGTCCTCTAAGTTACCCTCACCTACTTCTCCTTTTACTCTTAATGTACTAAGCTTTCTATAATCTATAGTATTATGGTTGATAAATTTAAGAGTATAGCAATCACCTGCTATCAACCAATCTTTAAATAAATTCTTAAACTTCTCCTTTAATCCTAAATCAAACTCTAGTGTTTTAAGAGCTTTGTATCCTTTTATAGCTTTTAAGTCTCTATAATTAGCACTTAAATCCTGTATAATATCCTTTGGGTCTGGTATCTCTACACTAGGTAGAATGGTTGCTTTAATCTTGTTAAACTCATTAATAACCCTTTGTTCCAGATTAACTCTGAACATAGCTGTCTGTTCTTCCAAGAAGCTATTGTATACCTCATCTCCATCTAAATTGAGTACATCATACTTAAATGGCTTCTTATTCCACTCTCCTAACATTAAATCAATGTTAGGTCTAATTATGTTGTAAGCTCTTAGTTTAGCTGGAAAAGATGAATAGGCTGCATTTTTTGCATTTAGCGGATTAGTAACATAAGTAAATGAATCAGCTTTGATTCTATTGTTATATAAATCGTATAAATCCTGCTTAGAAATCTCATTTTCTTTTTTAATATAAGCAGCAGTATTGAATCCTGATTGGTCTATGTAGTAATCTAAGTTATTTTTTCCCCATTCATTATCATCTTTTATCTTTTCAGCGTAAGATATAGATTGAAGGGGTCTTGAAGTAGGAGTCTTTCTTGTGTGTGTCTCGTTTGCCATATGTTATATAATAGCCTCTCCGTTTAATATTCTCATACCACTATTAACTTGATCTGGATTAGTAAATAACATCCTGGTACCTATTATGCTTTTCTTTTCTTTTTCCTTCTGCTTACCTTTGTGTACAGCCTTTCTCTGTTTCAACATAGCTTGTGCTACTAGTCTTGCAGATAACCTATCGAAGTTTCCAGTATCATTAAACTTCAATAATTCTTGTAGATACCCTAAGTCGTAAATATAATGTAAATTCCAAATTTCATTACCATTTTCGTCCAATCCTACCGGAGTTTTTAGCCAGTCGGCAAGATAGATGATAAGCAACCTCTTATCATCATCTTGTAAATCCATGAAGTAGTTTCTATTTTTCTTTTGAGTATGTATCTCTACTGCATTTATATCAATCAACTCAAAATGTAACCTACTTAATTTCTTTCTGGTCTTAGCAAAATCAAATAAACCTTTACCACCACCAGCTATCTCTGATTGTATCTTAGCATTATAGTAATCAGCTAGGTCTAATACAGCTTGATAGAAATCATCTGTTTTGTTTGGTCGGCCCACAAACCAAGCTACTTCCTTATCAGTTATATCTGAAAAGTATTTACTCTTTAGTTTGTATACAACAGCTACACCTAGTGATGTCTTATCTGCTGCATCATCTTTATAGTAAGGGTCAACATATATCTCATATACATCTTCTGGTGTAGCCATCTTCTCAATAACCCTATTATCAGGTGTTTCCACCTGTATAAGAGCTACTTGAGGATGTTCCACTACTGTAACACATCCTGTTAAATCATCTGAGTTTTGGTGTGGGTAGTAATCTAGTACTACTATATCCTTCCTAGATTTAAGCTCAAATACTAGCCCCTTTTCTGCTGTATTAGTTAGTACACCGTAGGTTAGTGCACCTTGTATACGTTTACTAGACCTTACAAATGTCTCCTGTAGCTTTATAGCTGCTAAGGGAAAATTATTTGATGACGGCCTCATGAATGCATGTGCCGGGATAGAAGGAAATTCAGCTAAGTGTTGATCTAGTTTCTTCTGTTGGTTAGCTGCTTTATACTTATTAATTAAGCTATCATCATATTTTATAGCTTCTGCTTTTTGTACATTACCATCTAAATCCATAAAGGATGGATTCACCATATAGTGTGGTACAAATACACCACACTCTCCCGCTTCTACTCCTTCTTCCCAATCATTAACGAAAGCAAGCATATCATACAAATCAGGATTCTCATGTATCCTCTGTAAGGATTCTACATAAGCACCTTTCTCCTCCCCACCTGTTCCAAATACACTCATTTGACCAGTAAGAGTGGCACCCTCCTTTACAGAAGGTACTAATATACCTACTGCTCTATCTAGATTAGGAAAGCTACCACCTTCCTCAAAGGTCATCTTATTACCCTCTTTACCTCTAACCTTATCTGGTTTATTTACAATTACTCCTATTATTTCACTTTGTGTTCCTTTTACATTACCTTTATTATCTTTATAAGATGCCTTTTGATTCATTAGAGTACTACTCTGCATCCTATTCTTATAAAACCAGCCATCTGTATTCTGGTTAAGAAACTCCAAATCAAACTCTACCTTATTTAGAATACCATCATTAGTAAGATATTCTTCTATAGCAGCAAAGTAATAAGACTTACTTCCCTCTATAAGATGGTAGTTATATACACCATCTGCTCCTTCTTTAAAGCTAAATCCACCACGTCTAGCCTTCGCACATGATAAGTGCTTAGCTCCACCATAGGTACGTTTCTCTAGCTCTGTTGGTATAAATAGTAAATTCTCTCCTCTATCTTCAGTTTTATTAGCTACAGGATTTCTCCATAGATTTAGCTTGATAAGTTGACTATGCGTACATCCATACCAAGCTATCTCCTTATACCAGAACCAATCATAATCTAACTCCCAGAAGGCAGGAAAGTCCCAATCCTTAGTAGCTATCTTTGCACCCTTCTTACCCTCCTCTATTTTACGTAGCTGAGTAAAGTTCATGTAGAAGTAATGTCTACCTGTTATCTTTACTCCACCTACCTTATATCCGTTTATACATCTTTTCTCTTCCTCCTCCCAGAAGTCATACCAATCTTTAGTGCCTATAGGGGCATCAGTGAATCTCCCATGCCTTTTAAAGAAAAGGGATGACCTGCGAAATTCACGCGTGTTTATAAATTTGGGATTACCCTCTATAGTTCCTAGATTCATTACTTAGCAATAACAGTCCAATTCCACATTCCTTGTTTGTTATCATCAGCTATAGTATCAGCGTTATTAGTGCTTGTCTTCCATAGTACATCTGTACCATCTAAGAATACTTGGCCATTAACACAATTCTCTGACCATACAGCTACAATAATCATAGGAAACTTTTGACCTGCTTCTGCCTTATTTCCTATATGTGCTTGTGCTCCAATAGACCATTTACCTTCCTTGATCTTATCAGCTATTTCATAGCCATTTGTTCTACGTCTGTTAATCTGGTCAGCATCTTCCTGATTAAGAGTGTACTCTACAATTCTTCCTATTGTTGTTTTCATATATATTTGGTTTAATCGAATATACTTTCTGTGATTTTAACTTGTATTGACCCCTTATCTTCTCTTTCTCCTTTTGTAGCTTTACCTCTTAGTACTTGCTCATCAGCTAATTGGGCCTTAACCTTATCCTCTAGTTCCTTTAACTCATCTAATGATTGTGGTACCTCTCTACCTATCACCATTAAAGATTTAAGTGCATTGGTTAGCTTAACTACAGGGTCTATCTTCTTTACTTTGCTTTTACCTTCCTCTCCTTCTCCCTCTTCCAATTCATACTTACTTATATCAAGTTCTACTAATTGGTCCTCTAACCTCTCTCTTATCTTCTTAATTACTTTAATACCTGTGTGCAGCCCTTCCTTTAATTCCTCCAGGAATTTAAGGGATGGAGCTTTCTGTAAAGTATTATACCTTGCTATTGCAGCCTGTATGAATATATCATCTGCATAGGACTTATCTTCTCCTAAGTCGGAGTTTCTAAGTGCTTCCTTTAATCTTTCCTCTTTAGAGAAGTTAATAAACTTACTCTTATAATCACAATAGTTAAACAAGAAGGTAAAATCTCTTTCAGCTTGTTTTATGTTACCTTTGTTCTTAGCTGTTAGTATATCCTTAAATTCCTTTATAGTACTTATCCATGTCTTGTTAAGGTCTACTAGTCTTGTCTTTGGGTCCAGTACAAATAACTCCATTATTTTCTAAATTTAGTTCTACTATACACCACTTGTACTCTACGTGGGTTTACTTTAGCCTTTCCTAGATAAGGCATAATAAATGTCTCAAATGCACCTGTCTTAATAGTACGAAGAAACATATCAGATTGTGATTTAACATACTCTCTTACCTTAGATTCAGGTATACCTAATTCATCTGCTATCTCAATATAAATAGCATCATTAGCTACCTTACGTTCTTCATTTACCTTTTTCCATTTCATGTAGCCTGATAGTTACTTTATATACTAAATCTGTATCATCTATTGCTGGAATTATACTAGTCTCTATTAGCTTTATCTCAAT